GCTGCTTGTTGTGGTGCTGCCCATTGGGAATTGGTAGAAACCGCGGGAGCCGTAGCTGCGGTCTGGACTGGAGCCGCGTAGCTGCTCGGTTGGGTCGGGGATGCTTGGGGTGCCGATTGGATCGGCATTGCGGTATCGGCCTGCATAGGTTACCTCTTTTTGTAGGCTTTCTAAAGTTCTGTAAAGGAAGGGAGTGAGATCAAGTCGTGGATCTGCAGCCATTGGAAGGTCCGGTTGCTGCGGATGTGGTGTTCGCATTTCTTGATTGATTAGATCAATGAATTGCGAATAAGCCCTCTGTACTTGACCAACCATTCGGAATGGAAAACCGGAAAGCATTCCGGCAATTTCATCATCCGTTTTTGAAGGAAACAAATACTTCAGTGCTTCAATGCTATCAACCCCTAACTCTTGTAGGTTACGAGTAAAGATAGATTGATTTAATTTATCTTGTGCAGTGTCTTCATAAACAGGACCCATCCACCTCCATGAAACGGTTCGATCACCATCGGGAGCAAGTCCTAAGACACCATCTGGAATCTCTTTTGTTTGCAGTGTATAGTCAATTGCTTTGTCTAATTTCTTTTCATAAGTTGCTTTTTGTTTGTTATACTTTTCAAGTGCTTCTTCACTTTCATCTGCTGGTGCTTCTGGATACTTGATACCAGAAGCCTGAGCTAGTGTTTTACGGAAGATTTGCTCTTCCTGAAAAATCATTAACTCAAAGCACCGACAAATACCGTAGTTATACAGTTGCAAACATTTCTTTTTAGCTGTGGCACTTACACGTCCATAGGCAGATTTAATTTCAGTTGCAGTAACGTTAGTAATTGAAAGGTCATCAATACCACCCAGAGCAAGACGAATTTCAGAACGTAACTGTTCTGCATAACGTGCTTGATCTGTACTAATTGCATTGGGAGTAATAAAACCAACACGATCAGTTGGTTCTAGGTTTGCAATCACACGTGGTACGCGCATCCCGCCACCAGGGCTACCAATGTAGCCCGCAGGATTCCTTGTTACAGGATCCTGCTTATATGTTGATTGAAGAATACTAAGATCAGAAGTAAAACCAGATTGACTGGAAATACTAGGACGCTGAGGTGTATCAAGATTACTTGATTCAACAATATCTTGCTTTGGACGCGATGAAAGGAGTGTTGGATTACCAAAGAACGAAAGGTTTGCCCTGATGTTTTTAACCATCTCATCATGAGCAACGATTTGGTTTGCTAACCAATCAAACTCACCATTACCATCAGTACCAAAAGCATCAGGATTATTAAAAACCTCAACGCAAGGAATAAACTGAAGAGTATTTGTTAGAACCTTTTTGTTTGTTGCTGTAAATTCTTGTGGTGTATCAAAACTAAGTTCTTGTTCACTATGCATCTCCTCAATAGTATCTGCTGTAATGCGAAGACGCATGTAACGTTTATCCGTTGAAAGACCAACGCCAGCAAAACCACGAGATGATTTTACTTTATAAGGATAGATAATAATAACTTCTTCTAGATCACCTTCTGGTGAATAGTAAGTACGATAAGCATTTTTATCAAACCAGTAAAGTCGATATGTCTTCTCTGTTGGTCTAATGTAAAAGAGACCTTTACCATGAGCAAGGAAACGATCCCAAATTGAATCTAACCTGGCATCAAGTTTATTAAATTTAATGACTTGCTGAATAAAATCAAAACGCTGAGTACCAAAGTTATCTTGTTCAGGATAAAACTCAACACCCTGTCTTACCCCAAACATTTTCATCTGGGATAGATGAGCACTAATCAGCATTGTGTCGGCGCCACCGGTTGACTCCCGGTTAACGACCGAATTAAGCATTTGTTCAAATACTGCTTTGGTCTCGCTCATTAGCTATAGTCTTTTTTCTATTATGCCTCAATTTCATAACCAGGTGCAATCCTCTTGAAAGTCAGAGATTCTTCATCTGCTTCAACTTCAAACCGTTCACCAGGTTGGAGACCAAGGTCATGGCAGAGTTCATCTGGAAGATTAATGACAGCTGAACCATAAGCATCTTGCTCAAGTTCAATACCTTCGTAAAAGAAATTAGAGGCCATTAGGAATTACTTTAGATAGTCTAATTCGTAAACACTCTATAGGAAGTAATCCTTATCCTGTCAACTATTAAAATTCAACTTGTAATTTACCTCTTGTCATTAAGCCATTACAGAGCCAAACAAGAGCATCAACGCAGTCGTCGTGTGAGCTAACACCAAAGTTAATGATCTCATCGCTTAGTGCTTGAAACTTACGATACTTATTAAAAGTAATTTTATGACGTTCAAATAAACCCATGATGCCACGGAATCTTGCAACCTTATCTCCACGAAATCCTTTAACTGGATGCCACAACATATTGTGAAGACCGTGTTCACCAAGACAGATTCGTTTGAAGTCAGCTTCTAAAGATGCTTGGTATGCAACGGCTTCTGACCAAATATCAATGTTACTACCAGTTGGATAATACTGATCTCCGTCTTTATGTATTACCCCCCACTCGTACATCATCTCCATTAGGGCTTCTAATTTTTCGATGTTTCCCATTACCCTAATGCGTTTGCAATCAATGATATAAAGCTTCTCTTTAATGCGTCCACCCATAACAAAAACAGTGTAATCATTACGCTCTTTAATACCAGCGGAAAGGTCTACACCAACACCAAGGGAATCAAACTCTGTTGGAATCTGACCTTTGATAATAAGATCAGGTGAGATTGACATCTCACTTGTTTGAACAATTTTGTTCTGATACTGAAAGCTAAAGCTAATAGGTGCTTGTTTACGACGATCACGAAGATAATCTAATGACCACATCTCAGGCCAATATGATTCTTCCTCTCCATCTTTATCTACGGTAATTGCGGATTGAACAATTTGAATCCAATCATTCTTAGGGGTAAATGTTGTTTGATGAATATCATCATGTCGGAACCGAGTACCAAGGCAGATAGCACGTCCACCTTCAAACATTGTAGGAACAATAACTGAGTTCCAGTTATCTTCCATTGCTACACGAATATCTTTATTTTTAATATCATCAGCTGACTTAATCGCGTCATCAATAATACATAAATGCGAACGTTTAGAGGTCACAGCACCCTTAAGACCGGCACAACACAATGTAAATTCTTCTTCACCAGTAGATCGAATACCAGCAAACTTCCAATCAATGCTCCAGTATTCATTGGAGTTGATTCCTTTTGCAATTTTTACATTGGGAAAGATTTCACGATATGCTTTGCTTTCTTCAATGATTCTTTTGATAGCAGCACTTTTAGGGCGTGCAACATCTACGGTATAGGAGATATAAAGAATCTTCAGCGGTTTGCGATGCATTGCATGAATGCCAATAGCCCATGCAGTAAATAAACCTAAGACTGTAGATTTTGCACTACCCCTTGGAGCAAGAATATCAACATTGGGACCAGCAATATTAACAAGGCATTCACTATCTTCATGTGTATGTAGATGCTCATGCCACAACATCATATGTTGAGCTGGTGGCTTATCTCCTACAACATCACAAAAATATCCAAAGTCTGTTTGTGCTCTTTCAACATCAATATTAGATGTTTTCTTAACTACTTGTTGTTTTGCTGCAGCACGAGCCGTGCGCCTGTAAACGCTATAAAGAGATGTATTTGCCATGACTTAAGATTAACCTACTAAACCTTAGGATTCTTCTGCCAGAATCTTAGTCCAGACGCCCATTGTTGCTTCTTGCAATGGTTGTTCAATGGGGTCATCTTTAAAGATTAGTAGAATTTCTCTGAGGGCACGATCAGCACCAGCAAGAATTAAACCTTGCTTATCAGAGAGATACTTCTCATCATTAATTTGTTTAATAGCACCACGTAGTTCTTTTTGAAGCATTGCAATACGTGCTGCACCCATATCCTGCTTTACAACACCAAGATCAATGCCATCACGCAGCTTAGAAATATCTTGCTGCATAAAGTCAATCTCGGCTTCAAGAATTTTATTAAGATTACGTTTTTTAAACTCTTCTTTAGACCACTGATCACATTCAACAATTGTACCTGTAAAGCCAAGAAACCTGGCATACAGGTACATTTGAATAGGTGAACTTACGTTTTTGCAAAAGGTTAGATAGGCTTCTTTATCTTTTTCAGGTAAAGTATCTAACCAAGTATTCATGATCTGTAGGCGCTTCTAGACTGCTGATAATCCCGCTCTTCTTGATAACGCCTAAACATCTCTTGTTGAAGATTAGTAAGACGTTGTTCTTCAGCGGTTTTACCAACGGTAGCACGTTGTTCTTGCCCGGTCAATGAAATTTGACGTTCTTGACCAGCAAGAAGTTGTTCTTGAGTTTTACGTTGTTCTTGTCCGGTAAGACCAATCTGACGCTCTTGACCGGCAAGAAGTTGTTCTTGAGTTTTACGTTGTTCGGTACCAGTTGCTGCAATACCGAGACGTTCTTGTTCGCCACTGGTCACAACCGTTTTACGCTGTTCTTGACCAGTAAGACCAATCTGCCTTTCCTGACCAGCAAGCAACTGAGCTTGAGTTAAACGTTGTTGTTCTCCAGTTGCAGCAACCGTTTTACGCTGTTCTTGACCAGTAAGACCAATCTGCCTTTCCTGACCAGCAAGCAACTGAGCTTGAGTTAAACGTTGTTGTTCTCCAGTTGCAG